CGTTTATATAGAATCTATCATAAGGTTTAACTGATGTATCTCCTAGTACACACACTTCTCCACAATACATATTGCTTACAGATTCTCTAAGTACATTAGTAGTAACCCTTTCAGCTAATGCTTTATTAACTTTATTATCATTAGAACTTGATGCCCAGTTTTCTGAGAAATGAGTAAATAAGTTTAGCTCTAATCCACCTGCTCCATCAGATACTAATGTTGTATCTACTGTCATAGCTTTTTGATGTTCAGGATATATATTAAAGTCAAGATACACTGGCCCAACTGTTGACTGGCTACGTCCCCAAATCATATCAGTTGACTCCCATAATCCAGTAGCGTTAGTTTTCATATTACGTTCAGATGCTTTAATAGAGTTATAAACAATATCTGTATATGAATCATAATAGTGATATTGTTGGAAAGGTTTACGGCGTTCTATAACTTTACCTTCTGTTTGTCCCTCATTATCATCTATTTTCTTATAAGCATAAGCATAGTAATGATTAGGTTTACATAAACAAACTGAGCTACGCATACCAAAATCTCTAACTGCGCCCATATATCCTACACCACTATGCGCACATAATTGTAAGATATCCCAGAATGTTTTATCTTGTAATGTAGTATTTATAGTAGGTGTTGCCATTACATTCTCTGGTGCAGAATATAATTCATTAGAACCTTTTAATAATGTAGCATCACAAACTTCATATAAGTTTTGTACACATTCTCCTTCTTCAAATATATAATTAAAACGTTTATCTCCGAAATGATAAATACCAAATGGATTGTCTCCAAACCAACGTGAATCAGAATACTCTCTTAATGCCGTTTTAATAACTCCTCCATATTTAGCTGTTAATAGTTTACTTAATAAGTTACGAGGAGATTCACCACCACGTTTTAATGAACCACGAAGGTCTTTAAACATAGTAGTCCATGTTTGAGATTCAGTTAAACTAACAACACCCATCTCACCTAATGTATTTAATGGATTAACTAATTCAACACCGTCTCCTTGAGCTAACACAGTAACAACATCGTTGACATCTATTTCTGCTATTCTACCATTAAATGCTATAGGTAATCTTGAAGCATCTGCTCCATAACCCATTCTTACATGAATTCTAACACCTGGTTGTAAAACAACTGTTTCAAGATTTTGTTCACGAAGTCTTAGTGAATGTTCTTTCTCTACATATGTCATAGGACAAAATATAGAATTAAATACATCTCTAAGTCCATATATATCTACATATTGTTGTCTAGTTGTATTATCATATTCGGCAGCATATGACGTATACATATTGCTCATAACAAATGAGCATGTATCTGCTGGTATCTTTCTAGACTTACTAACTGTTATTTCTGATATGGCACTCATATTATAGAAGTTATCAAATAGTTTCCATGAACCAATCTTACGTCCTTCATCTATAAATATTATATAGTATGTAGGGAATGCCCTAATTAATCTACCACGTTTATCGTTAATTAGCATATCATAATAACTATGAAGAACATATGCTTGAGGGTCTTCAGCTAGTTTAGTATATGCTTCTTTCATTATATAATTCCATAGTTTTTGTGAGTCAGAAGTTGTCTCAGGGTCAGTCTTGTTAGCACTGAATTCCATAAGACCTATGGAATACATAGCCTTAACATATTTAGTCATTGGAGAAACACTTTCACTCGAATTAGATGTTAAAATAATTCCTGCTGTTAAACCGTTAAGTTCACTTAGTTGACAGTTGTTTATTAGATTATTAAATTGTTCATCACTTTCTGTAACAGCCATAAGTACAGGATATATAAGTCTTGCACAGAAAGAACGTTTATATGTCTCTGGTAAATTTTCAAGTAATTCTTGAGCTGTTTCTGCCATTTCTTCACTCATACCTGCATCTTCTATAGCTTCTTCTTGAGCATGTTCTGCTGTTCCACCGTCAGAACCAATAGCAAAATAATCATTAATAGCTTTTAATGGATCTCCATCAAGCATGTCTTTGAATAAATCCATTACATCTCCACCGTCTTTATAGAAGGTATTGATTTCTCCAGTCTCTACATCTTCTTTCATAGCTTCGTTAAAGTCTTCGTTAGTTACAGTAGTATAAATAGTATCTTTTACTTCTTCATAATCTTTAGCAACTACATCTATTTCAGAACATATTTGTCCATCTATTATCATACGTCTTAAATGCATTAAACAAACTCTGATAAATGCTATAGTATTTATACCTTCATTAGTAGCTATTTTTTCAATGTATTCTTTACCTTCTTTAGATTTATATCCTGCTATGTTATAATAAGGGTCTATAAATCCAGCATGCCATCTTTCTTTACCTGTCTTAGGGTCTTTATACATTGGCATATCTTTTACATATTGTACTCTACTCTTAGGTTGCATTATTTTTTGTAATTCAGATGCTCTGTATTTTTTGATTTGGAACATACCCCATTGTATTCCACAATTTAATGCTTCCTCTAAAGATTCAGCGAAATCTATACTTTTACCATCACGTTCTACTTTACAGTTAGGTATACGATTTCCTTCTTTATCTTTTAAGATGTTACCATGCCCATCTATTCTATATTGACTTGGTTCCCAACTATTTGATTCAGAATCTCCTGTGTAGACATTAGAATCACTAATAGTTTTAGCTGCTGCATGTAAGAATCCAACTAAATAGTTTAACATATATACTTTTGAATAGTCAGGTTCTCCTTTGTAATTGGTTTTGCCTTTGGCATTGTCGCCCATTTTATCAAAGAATCCTAATTCTGCTACTTCCCAATAATTTTCAAATGGGTTTAGTAATTGTAGAATCTTTTTGCCTCCAGATTCAGCTGCAAAAGCTTCAACAACTTTACTAATAACACCACCGTATCCATCTGCAGATCCTGATGCCCAAGTAGCATTTAAGTCTACATCAAAAGTACCATAGTTAATTGGTTCACTTAAGTATTCGTCTATAGCATTAATAAGTTCTGCTCTTAAATCAAATATATCTTCGGCATATGCATTATGTAATTCATCCACTTCTGCATTTTCATGTTCTATTCCACTACAATATAATTTTTCAACTGCTAAATTTGTTTCGTTTATTACAACTGGTGCAGTTATACCTGGTTTAATTGTCCATCCTTCTTGTATATCACAAGCAGTTAAGTATATAAGTAAATCAGATAATTGTGAGCAATCTTCATCTTCTATTTTTTCTTTGTCGCTTTTACTATTTTTCTTAATAGTTTCTTCAGATGAACTATCTATAACTTTTATTTCTTCATCGTAAAGGTCAGCTAATTCATTTTGTGCTTTACCTTCAGGCCCTGTAGCCTCTGTTGTTCCTGTATAAGGGTCAAGTTTTCTATATAACTCCATACCCATTTGGTCAAAGAATGTATAACTTGTATCATCAAGTATTTCTGATTTATCTTTACCTTCGTCATGGAATATAGAATTATAGAATACATCTTTCAAATTCTTCTTAATGATATATGCAGTATAAGGCCAACTATAAGATATATAGAAATCAGGGTCTGGGTAAGCCTGTTTTGTATTTCTATATCTAATAAAATAGAACCCGTATTTTTCCATCTCTTTTAATGATGGTAAGTCTAAGTCAGGATATAATTCTGCAAGCGATAAAGTTCTTTCAAAGTCCCAATAAGAATTCATAGTAGTATGAGCTTTATCAGAAGTTTTTTGATCGCTTTCTAATTGTTTCATAGTTTCACGTTGACGCATTGTTCTATCTACAGAAGTCATTCTCATTCTAACTTCATAAGCGCCAGGGAATCCTTGCACTGTTTGTACCTCTATAAGATCTATAAGCACTTCATTTACTCCTACTAATTGCAAGTATTGATTTCTTACTTTTATAGGCCAACAACTTAATATACGTCTATATAGTTTACCTATATTAGCAGCATGTGCAGGAAGCACATTTAACATAGATACTTCATGTGTATCAGTTGTTATAAATGATACCTCAATAGAAATATCTGATGAGCCCATATATTGAGGAGCAAAGCCGTCCATGATTTTTAATGTGATATCACTAAAGTTGTTTGTCAATGTAAAACTTAAATTTTGTACTTCTATATTTTCTATATAAGGTATAAATTGCATTGCTGATGGTTCTAAATAGTTATATGTTTCATCTAATGCGTTATTTGTGTTTGAACTAGATGATCCAGCAGATATAACATCGTTAGCAAATGCTGATAATATATTTAAATCAGTTGATGATTCTTTACTATTAAATTCTCTACCTACTAAAATAGGCATTTGTGAATTGTCTAATACAAAATAGTCACCAGATTTTTTAAGTTTGAATTGTAAATCAAATTCCAAACTATCGCCTTTAAATATGTTATTTATTGAACCTAATCCTAATGCGTCTCTAACCATTTCTTTAACAGCTTGTAGTTCTAAGTTTCCAAGCTCGTTTGTTTTTACTCTTAAATTAAATCTATATTTTATAGTTTGAGTATCTTTAGTATCTGCTATTTCATAAACAGATACATTACTAAATGCTCCACTTGAGCCAGCCACATCATTAAACTCTGTTAATATAGGTTTTAAGTATCTGTCATATACATTTATTTTATTAGATATTAAATTAGTTTTTTCTTTTTGTATAACATTATCTATTTTAAGATTTTTAACAATACCGTGTCCGAATCTAACTGATTTATCTGCGAATAATTGTTCTACTGCAGAGGTAACATTTTCAGAAGTTAAACAATTAGTACATTTAGCACCTTCTCCTAGTGTTGTTACCCATTCTTTAGTCGAATCATCTAATTCGGTAGATACCAAGTCTTGTCCATAAAACTCTTTATCTTTTTTGATTGATAAAGCTGCTTTTAACCAGTTTTCGTCTGGCACATAGAAACTTATATCACTAGCGCCAAATCCGTCTTTCTCACAGAAATATACTGGTTGTAAAGTTTCTTTTTTGCTATATATTTCTTTATTGTATTCTGGAGTCCCATATGTTAAATCTTTTTGATAACTACCATAAGACAGTAATCTTTGATAATAGTATCTGAAAACTTCCCAGTTAAAACACTTAGCAAATATAGGATTCATTTGTGATATAGCAGCTGCTTGATTACTAGAATAATCTATAGGTATATCAGGCATATATATTCTGTAGTTAAAGTCTCTCATAGTTAAAGTCGCTTGTAGTAATCTAGGGATACCTTCCACGGTAGATACATTTAATCCCATCAAGCTAACTGCTTCTATACCTAATACATCATTTATGAATTGATTTTCTATTGGTAAATATGGAGCAACTTTAAATTGCGCTATTAAGCTTCTTAGTCCATCCATATAATAAGTTATCTTTTCTTTATTAGGCATTTCTACTTCTTTAGCTATACCATTGATTCCATCACCATTATAGAAGTATAAGTCAACCTCTAAGAACATTTCACGATTTGTACTGTTCTTAACCATTGAACCTTTACCTCTCATTATGCCTACTTTCTCATAATCTATACTAGATAGAGAACGTATGTTTTGTGGAGGGATTAAGAATAAAGTATCTCCTATCATCATAGTACAATTTCTTAATTGAGTGAAATCTAAGCCTGTTACTTCTTTATGGAAATCAATACGATTTTTATATGATTCTTTAGTTATTTCAGAGAATGCATCAAGCCACACTCTATTATTAGGTTCATAGTCACCTGCCTCAAACCAAGTTGAGTTATCTCCACCTATGTTACCTAACTCAGGAGAACCACTAAAATCAGGACTGTATACTGACTTAGTAGAATCATCTGCTATATTGAATTTAGCTACGTTAGTATATAAGCCATCTTTAGGAGCATATGCTGCACCTATAAAACGTCCATATCCATCTGTACCATATGGAGAATAAGATAACTTAGTTAAAGTAGTTTGTTTAGAATAGCTGCACCATTGGTCTATCATATCTCCTATAGTTTCTGCTACATTCCACCAGTAGTTATAATATAATTTATATTGTTTACTTGTTTTATTTGCTTTGATACCATTAGCGTCTAGCATTATATAGACGTTTCCACCTTTAAGAAGGCTCATAAGATTTTGTTTTGCTTTATATCCACCTACTAATCCTTCTTTAGTAGAATCATCTGTAGTTACTATTTTTTTATAAACATAACCTTCTGCTTTCTCTTCTTTAGGAACAAAGCCAGGATCATTACCTATTATTTCATAGTAACTATTTCCTACTTTATATAAACTTATTTTTTCAGTTTCATCTCTATCAAGAGCTGCTGTATCAGAATAATGCCATTTTTCTATAACAGCTTTTTTCTTTCTTGCTTCTTTAACCGTCATAGAAACTATATCACTTTGTTTCATAGGTTGAATTTCATAGTGAGGAATTTCGGGGCAGTCTACCCCAAAAAGTCTTATTTGTATATAATCATCGTCACCACTTATTAAATTCTTTTTAGTACAGTAGTCTTTAAAGCTCTCAAAAGACTCTCCATTGTTCATAGTAAATGCTCTATCTTGTCCCTCTATTATACTATCAATAGGAACTCTAAAGGTATCGCCGTCTATTTTGTTTAAGTTTATATCAGCATCTGAAAAATTTACTGAGCCTAATTTGTATATGAATACATTTCCATCTTTTTTATATCCTAATTCTGTTGTAGGAGGTTGCTCTGTATAATATGCTGCATCAGTAACGTCTTTTTCTGTATCACCATTTGCTGCTGCTTCAAGTATTTCATACATTAAATCATCTTGAATCATTTCATCTAATGTAGGGATACAATCTTTTATATCTATGTCTTCATAGTCACGTCTTAAATCAGCCATTGCTTTATATTTTTTAATTAAAGCATTAGGATTTTGTTCGTTTGGTTCGCCACTAATTACTATTTCCATATCGTCTTTAGCCAAAAACGCTCACCACCTTAGTTAAAGTAGAGGAGCGCTAAGGCCCCTCTTTTTAGAAATAATTATTTAAAAAGTTTTCCATATCTCTATCATTATAAGCTACATTACTGTTAGATGTTTTAACATTCATATTGATTCCTGATGGGCCTACACTGTTACGTGTAGCTTGTTTTAATGCTTTTCTCAATTGGCGATTACCTTTTTTTGTATCGCCTTTAATATTAATTATATACCCGCCAGTATTATTTGGAGCGAATCCTTGTCCTCCAGAACCAAATGACATATTAGGTGCTTGTGTTACATGACCTTCTTTAGTTATAGTAGCAGGGTCAGGATCGTTTAATGGATTACCAGATGCATATCCTGCTACAAGTAAACCTGCTGCTAATCCTACTGCAGCAACACCTAAGCCAGTTTTGAATCCGCCACCACCGCTTATAGCTCTCGCTACTGTATTACTTGCTGATTCAACTGCTTCAGAGGCTAATTTAGTATTAGAAGATGATGGAGGTGGAGTGAAGTTTTCTATAGCTTCTCTCGCATTTTTCTCTGCTGATTCATTAACTATTGCTCTAGGTATATTTGCTGAAGTTGTATTTTGTCCTGTTATTTCAAATACGCCTTCTGCGGCATTAGATGCATTAGTAGCAACTCTACCTCTTGCTTTATGTATTGCATCTGCTGCTGGTTTTCTACGTCCTGCGCTTTTATATAATTGTACTTCGGCATATAGGTCACTAGACTTATCTAAAGCTTCTTGAATAAAGCTAGTATAGCTACTAACCATTTCATCTACTATTGCTCCTTTATCAGTCAAACGACTACTCATAGGTGTACCCAATCTATCTTGAATCATATTATATGCATCTTCTATACTTCCATGATTCATATATTTTTTAAAGTAGTTTTGCATATTCTCAATATTCTCTTGAGTAGCACCTTCTTGTTCCATCTTTCTAAATACGTTACCAAATTCTATAAGTCTTGTATCTCCTGCTTTTACTTTCTCATGTTTATATGATATAGGAGTTTCTTCTAATAGATATGACATTTCAGAAGTTATTGCTCTTTTAACTTCATCATATAGAGGATCATCTACATCTCCATAACGAGATTTAATAGCCTGGGAAATACCATATAAAGTAGTATTGACATTACCTGTAGCTGTAACCCCTAATTTTTGCATACCTTCTTCGTGAAGTTTATTAATTCGAATACGCTTAATAGCTTCAGTCTGCATAGTGTTAAAGCCAGTTTCACTTACTATGGAGCTATCTGCTTTAGCTAATTTACTTACAGCGTCTATAGCTCTATCTAAAACATCTGCTTCTTTATTATGAGATAATATGTCAGCTGGATTTTCTAGAATATCTTTAATACCTTCTCTAGTTGCATCATCTAAATATTGAGAGTTCTTTTGAATAACGTTTAACATGTTGTTGATTTTCTCAACATTAGTTTTCATTTCTTCCAGTCCTGGAGTTTCTGATAAAGCAGTAAGCTTAGTATAACCTAGTATGGATTTACCACCAACTACTTCTGCTTGTGTAAAGTCATCTCCATATTTAAGTGCCATCGCTTTTCTAGTTTTCTTGAAATCGCCTTCCCAAGTGTCTATAACTTTATCTTGCCAGTTAATATTTTCATTGGCTGCCATTTGAGCCATTTTCATTTCTTGTTTAGCAAACACATCGTATGCTTCTTCAGCATTTTTTATACCAGCGTCAGTCATGTTTTGTATAGTTTGTGTTTTTACCCAATTATCATATTGATCAGTATTGGCAAAGTCCATTTGTTTAGCTACTTCTCTTGCTCTACTTTTAGCTATACCATATTCAAGTTGGTCAGTGCCTTTATGTTTAACAAGGAATCTTGATACAGAGTCACCATCTGAGTCGGCATTCATAGCTAACATAGTATGAGGAGCCATTAGAGTAGCGTTATTAGCTATTAAACTCATACCTTGATTATCGACCGCTAAGTAATGACGAACGGGCGTGATCGAACGCTCTCTTATGTTAGGATAACGGTCGTCTAACATAATTGTACCTTCGGTTCTTAAGTGTTCAATCATTTCTTCTCTGTTCATACCCATTTTATCTAAGAAGTCTTTTTTGAAGTATCCACGTTTCTCAAATGCTTCCATAGAGTCAAATGCATAATCATAGTACACACCTTCTTGTACCCAATCAGCTATTGACTTACCATCTATCATTGCTTGTTTTAATAGAGGGTTATTAGGGTCGTTCATTGTACTCATGATTTTAACACGGTCTACTGCAGCGTGTACTTCTTGTTGCATACGTAAGTGGAATTCAGAACCTTTTTCCATATAGCCAGCTGTAGACTTTCTAAGGTCTGTCTTAATGTCCTCCATTTTTTCTATAACTTCATCTCTACCTATTGGAGAACCATGCAGAGGTTCAAACTCTTCTCGATAGACTTTAGATAAACGTCCTGCATATGTATGCCAGTCTTGTTTTATTTCTGCTTTTTCAAGTACAGAACCCATACCAGGAACTGCTACATAGTCTTCTATTCCATCGCCCATATCTAATTTTAACAATACGTTTTCTTTGAATACAGAACTATAACCTGCCACGCCTGGATCACCGAATTGGTTTAGATATTGATCAGGAGTCATTACGTCAAACCCTGCATCAATAAGTTTTTGTTTGTCTGGTCTTATCTTACCATTATTAAATTCATTTGCCAATTCTGCCATTCTTATATTTTGTATTGTCTCTGCTGTATCTACTCCAAGCTTTTTAGTATGTCCACTACCAACTAAATCATCATAGACGCCTTTTAAGTGTGCATATTTGCCGTTTTCTCCAACCATATCTTTTGTTAATACTTTATTATCTATATAAGGATTATAGTATTTTTGATCATGCAGCTCATTTAAGAATGAACCAAATACTTTGTAATTATCTTCGTTTTGGACTTGCTTACCAAGTTGTCTTAATGATTCATTTGAATCAACTGTAGCTTGAGATATTTTACCTGTAGCTATTCTTTCTTGTACAGCATTGTATGAATCTTGATTTAAGAAATAGTTCTTAATTATTTTAGTTTCCTGATCTCCTACACGATATGCATGTCCTGTTGTTTCCATATTTTTTAAGTACTCGTCCATATCATCTAGTTTAGCTTCAAGATTGTCAAATTGGATTTTAGCTTTAGTGTATTCTTGAGCCGCATCGTAGTCTCCACTTCTAGCTGCATCTTCTAAATCTTTAAGTTTGTTTTCAAGGTTGATTCTCTCACCTTTAAGTTTCATATAATCCATTTTAGTGTCAAAGTATTCTTGAGGCATACTAGATTGAGTTTCAGGGTCTAATACTATTTTCTTATGAGTAGAACCTACAGTACCTACTATTTTATCTCCACTGTATAATACACGTCCTATTATTTCTCCAGCTTCTGCATCTTGATGAACTAACCAGTCTTGCTTACCAGCACCCTTACTTTTAACAAATTCATCTATGTTTCTAACCATGCCTTCTAGTTTTTTATAATCAATAACATCTGCATTTTCTAAACTTTCATTAAAGCTACGACCATTTTCTAATCTAAAATGTCCATTTACTAATTCAAGTTTAACAGCACCATTTTTATTTCTAATAAACTGATACTCTTCATTGTCATTATACATTCTAATGAATTCTTCCATACCTTTGATTCTAGACTGTTGGTTTTCTACTCCTCCACTAGAATACTTACCAAGCATGGCTACTGCTTCATTTAATGAACCAACAAGCATAGTACCTTTGTTCTCATGTCCAAATAAGTTATCATTAGCGATATCGGTAAAGCCTTCGAATAATCCACCTTTACCAAATATAACATCAGACATAGTATACATTTCTTGTTCCCACGCTTTTTTGAAGCTGACCCAAGAACTAAAGTTACCAGCTCTTAAAGCTCTAAGTCTTTTAGACTCATCTTTAAAATATGCTTCGAATGCTTGTTCAGTTAATACTGTACCTTGTACTAACTCTGCAGTTTCATCACCATATGCTTTAAACACTCTAGCTACTCTACTATCTACTGAACCAGTTTTAGCATATAGAATATGATTCATAGCTTTTTCTGAATCGTTTGCCAATATCTTTGGTAAAGTCATTCTATTAATGTCTTCAACGGCAAAGTTTACTTCATAGTCTCCAAGTGATTTATTAAACGCTTTTAATACTTGTGCTCTATCATTCATATCTATGTTTTTAAATAGGCTTTTGTTTTGATTAAGCACTGCACTTATTTGTTCATCAGTAAGTTTAACACCTTGTTTATTAGTTACTTGGAAAGATAGTAAAGCACGGTCCATTTTAGATGTCCATCTTTCGGCGTCTCCTCCGTATGATGCAAATGGAACTATAGTTTCTCCACGTTTAACTATTTCACCTACTGAAGATTTATAATTGATAATACCTTCTGGACTCATTTCTATGTTACCCATAAGATCCATAAGTCTTTGGTATTTAGCCGCATACTTTTCATCTTTAACAACATTAACTATATCTTTAGCACTTGATAACTTGACAACGTTAGCTGACATTCTACCTTGAGTAACAGCGTCAAACGATCTAGCATTAAGTACTTTTTGTTGTTCAAATGTATTTAAATATGCATTTAGCATATTATAGATATTTTCTTTTTGTTCCTTCTCCATTTTTCTTACAGTATTGTTTTTCATTACTGTATCAAAGTTATTGTTAATAATAGTTTTTAAACCTATCTCTCCTACATAAGCTGTTCTACTAGTCCAACCTGTAGAGATTTCTCCTACGCCGTCTGCTATCTTTCTATTAATACGTTCAGACGCACTGGATTCAAATAAAGCACCTTCGTAGAATAAGCCTTTAACTTTTTCTGCTGCTTCTTCAATTTGTCTTGAAGGCATAAATCTTACGTTACCAGAACCATCAACAACTGGACGTCCTAAGTTTTCAAAAGCATTCATCGCTCCAGTTTCAAAACGTAAATTACTACCCATCATTTTACCTTTTTGTAACTTACCTTTACCTTTTGTACCTATAGTTAAACCACTAGCTAAACGTTGTATGTTTTCATCTCCAGTTTGTTCTGCAAGTCCTTGAAGTATTTGTGCTCTATAAGCAGTTAAGTATTGTCCCATAACAGGGTCTATTCCGCCTGCTTTTATTTCTTTATCAGCATTTTCAAATGCTTTAGCTAATACATCCATCACATCTTCAGGAAGACCTATATTTTTACCATAATGGCGTAAGTCTCCATTAGGACTAAATAGTCTAGGCATTATAGTATCTAGTTCTCCTGTACCTACCATAAAGTTAGAGAAGTAATCTCCGCTTTTGAATTCGTATCTAGAGTCTTGTCTAAATGCCTCTGATAAGTGAGAAGTTATATTTAAAGAATCTTCCATTCTATAAGTGCCGTCTTTTAATCTTTTTCTAATACGTCCTGCTACTACTCTATTCTTTTCATAAGATTCACCTAAGTTAGTAGTTATATAAGCGCCGCCTTGTTTATTTATACCATACTCTAAATGAACTTGAACTGGGCTTCTACCTACTTGTCCATATAAAGTATTTCCATCAAGTTTAATTTGTGGTATAGCATCTAATGTAACAGCTCTGTTACCTTCTCTAAATACAAAACGACCATCAGGCATGATTGATAATTCACTGTTTGGTACTGCTGATAAAGCGCCTGTTATATCTGCTAAACTATTAGTGATTTGTTCTTCTAATGTATTATACAATAATGTCTTTTGCCATATCTCTTCTTCAGATAATCCTTTTAATGTAGATTCAAATACATCACGAGAAGGCATATAGTGTTTTAATACATCTGTTTTAACAAAGTTTCTTATAGCATCTGCTGTACCAGTAGAAGGTAAATCTAATGGTGCTGGAGTAGATTCTATAGCTTGTCTAATTACTGAGTCTTTTACTTTAGATAAAGCGTCATTGAACTCTGGAAGTATTTCTAAAGAGCTATTACTAATCTCTCTTATTAGACCTTTGCTAGGATCTATATCTTTAATGTTTTTCATTTCGCCTAATATAAGACGAGATACTGTATCTAAACTGAAATTTTTAGTATCGGCATTCATATGTTCTAATGCTTCTTGAATACCTTGCTTACCTTGAAATTCTTCTAATGTATTAAGATGTTCAACGAAATTATACATAGCTATACGTTTATAGTGATCAGGATTTTTTCTTAAATCACGATCACCGTATTTAGCTTTTACTAATTGATTAGTCAATTGAGCCCCTGCTGAAGATGTATTAGTATTGTCAAGACGAACCGATACTATATTTCTACCAGCATTCATATTTATTCCTGATTGTATTTCTTTAATCTTAGGTTGTTCTATAGCAAACCCTTCTGGTAATTCAATATCATAAACATTTTTAAGGTCATTTAATGAGCCTTTAAATGATCTAGAATTATGAACAGCTCCTCTAACTTGTTCAGATGATTCGTACATTTCATTAGCCACTTGAGTCTTAAGATTTTCAACAACTCTATCAAACATAATTTGTCTTTGTTTTTTTGTATAGTTGTTAGCATCTGCATACTTATCTAAGTTATCAAATACTTTCATATAGAAGTCATCTTGTGCCGAAACAAATCCCCAAGATGCTGCCACTTTATTTACTGTATTAGAATATAACTTTTCTTCTCCTACTCCATTTTGTTTAAATCCTGCTATCTTTTTAATTTGAGTTACTAAAGCATCAGAATCTTTTTGACTCATTTTATTCATACGTTCTACTGGAACTCCAGATAGTATAGATTTAATTTCATCTTCAGAAACATTATCTAATCCTGCTTTAGATAAAGTTTTTCTCATATCTAATTGTTGCTTTACTTTGTTATAACTTTTAACTGGATCATTTATATCTCTAGCCGCCCTTTCAGTTAATAGTTTACCATTCTTAGCTTCAAGAGATTCGTCTATCATATTATCTACGCTTTGTAAATAGAAACCAGGGTCTCTATGAAGTTGACCATCTTTTAGTTCTACTTGTTCTAAGTAGTCTAAAGCATTTTTACTATTAACTACCCACTTACCATTCTCGTCTTTAGTGAATGCCATATCATAGTTACTAGAAAGCCAACCACTTAATTCATATTCGCTGTTAAAGTGAAATACATATTCTAAATCACTTAAACTAGAGTCTTTATGTTTACCACCTGTAGCCATACGCATACGTACTTGGAATACATCTGGACCACTTAATTCTGGTAACACATCGCCAAGGTCTTTAGCTAAATCGTCTGCACTCATTTTCTTTATGCTATCTATATAATAGAATTGACCTTTGTTGATATGAGTACCCATATTGATTTCTCCAGCAAATCGTGGCTTACTATTATGATTCATTATCTCATAGTTAGAACTGAAGAACACTTCACCAGTCTTCTTATTATATGTGTGGTCTAAATTAGATTTACCACCAAATGTTCTATCTCGTGTACCTTTCTTAGCATAGAATAATTGTTGTTCTCCACCAGCTTTGATAGTTTGGGCTTCGATGCCTAAACCTTTTAGACCTGTGCCATTTTGAGCTTCCATGAAGTGTTCCATAAACGTTCTACCACCTAATTGATCTATAGGTGTAGTAAACATATTACGAAGAACGTCAACGTCAAAGTCTGCCATGTGTGCTTCCCCACTAGCAAATAGTTCAGGGAACCAAACAGCACCAACGTTTTCTTGTTTAGCTGTACCTAGTCCAGCTTTCATTATAGCTTCTTGATTAAAGTTATATAAAGCATCAACGCCAAATTTTTCTCTGATAAAGTTAATCATAGGCAGAGTATCAAATATTTGTTCAGATGGAGCAGAGAATCCCACTTGTCCTCCAAAGGCATTGTTTAAATAGTCTAAACCTTTTTGTGCAGTCTTTGCAGTTATTGTTCCATCTCCTGTACCATCTACTGCTGCTTGTAATTGTCCTCTAATACGAGCAAGTTCTGTATTAACAACTTGTATATCGAAAGGCACTATATTTTGTCCACCTATCATACCTGTACCTGCATTAGCTGCTTTGTACATTTCAGACATGCTATCTATAAATGTTTTTTGAGCCACGTTAAAACCATATTCAGTCATAGGTGATGCTTTATAAGCACCAACGTTCATTAAATAACCTTTTCTAATTTTCTCTGGGTCTAACCAATCATTTAAATCTGAACCAGCTAATGATACAGCTTTTTGATATATGACTTTACCATGTGCATCATATACATTTTCAAACTTAGAACCTTGACTACCATATATAGCATAACGATATGCTGTTACTCTTAGTTCTTCATCGTTCATTATCTTACTAGGATCTGCATACTCTTTAAGAGTTGCTGTTGATTTATTAGGGTCTAATGATGTACCTAATGCATTAAGTATTCTTTCTACAATAGCTTGGTTTTCTGCAGTGTCTGCTGTACCAAGAACGATATTAGTTTTTTCTACTGCGCCATTGTGCAAATTAACTTTTTGCATAGCAAACTCTGTTATACCTAATGGATTCCAGATGTTAGATGCGTTCTTTCCACCAACTGTTTCTGTATCGAATAGATATAAATAGTTTCCAGGCCCTGCTTTTTTCATCTCTTGAAGTCTATCATATGCTTTAACAACGTCAGTATATGAAGCAAAAGTATTGACACCTTGGTTGTTATATATTATCTTGTTGTTAAAATCTATAGCTTTTTCTATTGCACTGTTAGCAGTAAATCCTGATCCAGGAACTGCATCAAAAAAGTTATCTGCATGTAATCTTTCTAATAATCTAGTTAATTTCTCACTCTCTTTTCTTCCAACATTATAATTGATTTTATTTGGATTAAGTATAGCTGTTCCTTGAGATAAATCAATTGTGTCGTTTTCAAATATAGTATCTATACTATTAAATATTTTTTGAGCATCTGTAAGCTCTCCTTCAGCTCTAGCTTTGGCTGCTGCCGCCGCTTTATTTTTCATACTTAGATAACTATATCCACTAGTAACAGTTTCTTTTCTATTGTATCTATTAATAGCCAAGTTATCACCTCTTTATCTTTTTCTTCTTCTTTTATATTACATATGTATATAGTAATAGATATATAGATTATTTTAAGAGGAGCGTGGTATTATGGCTTTATTAGATTATGAAAAAAAAGAGGGATTACAGTATGGAACTATAGGTGATGAATGTTATCACTGTAGACGTAATCGTAATCCTGAAGAAGTTTATGAACCTGCATCTTTAGATAGACAGCTAGTTTACAAGATTAAAATATATGGCAATGAGTATTGCTTATGTGAAGAATGCTTTAAAAAAACTTTAGGCAAATTTATATTAGTAGATCCATCTACTTTAGAAAAAACAGAGAATGTTAAAGAGGAGAATGTAAATGGCGGGGATGCAAAAAATGCTAAAGCTGAGAAGAAAGAATCAGCAGCTAAAAAACAATCTAATAAAAAAGAAGGAGAAGAAAAATAATTATGGCGGGAAAACAACCAAACCAAGTAAGAGGCAATATAATTCAATGTCCTAACTTTGTTCAATGCACTTTATGCTATGGTTGCCGTAATTGTGATATGAGATTAAACGAATGCAGAGAGTGTTATGAGCAAGGAAAAGTAGGGAGTAATCGTAACTTTAATGTGTGTAATAAAAACTTACATACTGCTGAAGCTTTAAATAAAATGAAACATACTCATAGAATTGAATTAACTGATTGCAAAATAATAGAGCCTAATTAAAGGCTCTTTTTTATTCAAGAAATAAGAATTCAAAGTACAAACAGTCATCACCCGTACTTACAGAACCATCTTTTCTATATTTAATATAATAATATCCACTTGTTGCAACTCCCAATTCAGCTTCTGTCCAAGTAGTTTGTGTTAAGTTCATATAATAATTAGAATCTATACTGTTTGTGGTACTTAAAGTCTTATTTATAGAAGAAAGCAATCCATAATCACAACCACTTTCTGCATTACATTTGTATCTTAATACAACTCGCCAACCATCAGGATTGTTAAATGTAACTTTGGCAACAGCTGCTGTATTATCTTGACCTGCATTTTCACTTTTCCAAGTTCCATCTGATCGTTTAATAAAACCAAAACTTGCACCAGAAGCTTTTTCTACAGTATAACTATAATTAGGTGGTATTCTATAACCAACATCATCTGATTCTACAACTTCTATAAGCTGACTTATTGTTGCATTTTCTAATGTTGTCGTACTATGAGATGCTCCTATTGCTTGTAAAGATGCACGTAATCTGCTTTTCAGATTAGTACCATACTGACTTATTTCATTAACTGCTGCAACTAAATTGCCTTTAGCAGAAGTCTGTAATGAACTTAAAGTACCTATGCTTGTTGATACTGTATTTAATGTTGTATTGCTTGATGTATTATTTGTTTGAATAGCTTTTAAAGTAGATTCTAAAGTTGATACTCTATTAGCCACGCTTGTATTCTTTGTTGATAAAGAATTAACTGTAGTTTGCAATGTTTCTCCATTGGTATAAGTGATTTTATTTGCATGACATAATGGATATATTCTTGCTCCTGCGTTTTTAACATAACGTATTTTAATAGAATCAACTGTTCCATTTTGTGCATCGTTTATAACTTTTTTAGAGTTTATTTCATTAATCCCCCCTGCTATAGTTTTAGCAGATGTTTTCAAACTATTATCAGTTTTAGGTTGATAAGTAAATCCAACACTAAGACCTAGATTGTTTACAACAGCATCTTCGTGCGTTACTGGATGAACATCTACACCATTTGCTTTAAGAATTTTTATATCGGCCATTTATTCACCTTCCTTCATTCTTTAATTAAGACATAGTTATTTTAAATCTAAAAGAGTCATCTCCAGAATGTACGCTACTATCTTTTTTATATTTAATATAATACCAGCCATTAGTTCTTCCGAGACTACATGTATATACCTCTGTTATATTAACACTTGAAAAATTATATAAATTATTTGAATCTACAGTAGTTGACAATGACAATGTAGTATTTAGGTTGGAAACTATAGCAAAGTCACAACCTGTCTCTGATGATTGAATATAGCTCATAGTAACCATTTTACCGTTAGGATTGTTTATTATTAATTTGCATACTGCATAAGTATTATGTTTGTTAATATTTTGACTTTCCCAGTATCCGTCTGATCTAAGAGCAAATCCATATTCTGCACCAGAAACTGCTTCGACGGACCAACCTTCTGCTGTACTAACTAATGAAGTTTCTAAAGTAACTAATATATCTTCTAGTGAACTGCTAGCAGTAATAGTTGTACATCCTTTGGCAATAAGTGCTGCTGCTAGTCTTGATCTTGCATTATTGCCAAGCTGAAAAACCTCGTTAATAGCTGCAACTAAATTACCTTTAGCTGTTGTTTGTAATGAGCTTAAAGTCCCAACACTTGTTGATAAAGTACTTACAGTAGTTTTTAAAGTATCTGAAGTTGATTTAACACTAGTATAATTTGTTTCTAATGTGCTTACTTTATTAGGTAGTGTTGTATTAATAGATGTCATCAACGTACTTAAAGTAGTAGATAATATAGTACCGTTAGCATCAAGTATTGCACTTGTATGAGTCATAGGATAAAAGTTTTCTCCATTATATTTCATGTAACGAACTTTAACCGAACCAACAGTAGAATGTTGATCACCCGCATCTAGCTTGTTATTATTTATTTCATTAATAGCGCCTACTACTGTTTTAGTTGATGTAGTTAAACTACTATCACTTTTAGGTTGATATTTAGCACTAATAGCCGTGCCGTTGTTATCCACAACGGCCGACTCATGAGTGACTGGTAAAATATCAACTCCATCCATTTGAAGCTGTTTTATTTCTGCCATTTATATCACTCCTTCTATAATTTACCTAAATTAGAATTTATAGTTGTCATCATTGAATCATATCCATTTATAGTTACTCCAGATAGATTAGATGCCACTGCTGATATAGAACTTCCTATACCGATATCTGCAAGTGTAAATTCTATATTAGCTGTACCATTAAAGCTCTTAGTTGCATTACCTATTTTTATATTTCTAGCAGTAGCTAATTGGGTAGCCGAAGTAGCTGTGCCTGCATCATCTGCATAGTATGCATTGTTACTACGTTCCGCAAATCCTGCATCTACGGCAGCTACTAAAGTACTAGTATAAGTACGAATAGCTTTCATACCTGCTTCGTCATATACATTAGTTCCATTATCATGATGAGTATTATATTTAGTCCATTGAGAACTATGATTTCCTCTACCACCTTCTGTTAATACGTACCATGTTGTACTTCCATAAGTACCGTTACATTTAAAGAAGACATCCATATAAGCATCTTTTGCCGTATTTTTTAAATTATAACATAATTGATCTTCGTTGAAACCGAATCTAACAAGCCATTTTAATTCTCCTATTGCTGTAACTCCATTAGCAGTATCATTAGTTCTAAGAGTGGCTCTAGCTATACCAAGCCCTCCACTATTGTAATGTTGAGTTATTACAATTGTTATAGATTTGTCTGTATAACTACCTGTACATTGACCAGTGGCTAATATATGATGATAAGGCTTCGCATTAGAAGCTCCTATATTAGATGTATAGTAGTCTAATGGTAATTTCACATCAGCGCTACCATTTACTGATATTTGATTTATTTTTCTAGCAGTACCCCAATTAGCTGTAGTTATATTGGCGCTACCATCGAATGATGTACCATTTATTGTTCTAGCACTTGATAATTTAACAGCAGTATTAGCCGCTCCTCCTACTGATGAAGAACCAGCATAGTTGTGAGTATGTCCAGATGTAGCTGCTCCAATATCTGCCAATGTATAAGTTATATTTTCACTACCGTCAAAAGTGTTTGATTTATTTCCTATAGCAATCGTTCTCGCAGTAGCCAGTTTTGTAGCTGTACCCGCATTACCAGTTACGCTCGTTTGTGCAGGGTGAACATGATCTCCTCTAGCAACATTATTTGCTGATCCTACTGCTGCAGTTCCTGCTACTAATGGAGCACTAGTTGAATATGTTACGTGAGTACCATGAGAACTAGCTGCTGCACCTATAGCACTAGGAGTTATGTTGATAGTTTTAGCAGTTGAACCGTTGAATGTAAATAAGTTAGTACCTTCAGTACTTCCATTGTTTAATTTGATTATTAAATTAGTTTTAACACTATTAGCTGCTCCGCCTGCTGAAGAAGATCCAGCATAATTATGTGTATGGCTAGATGCAGCTGCTCCTATACTTGCAACAGAGAATGATATATTAGCTGAACCATCAAAAGTTTGTGCTTGATTACCTATTGTTATACTTCTACCAGTAGCAAGTTTTGTTGCTGTATCTGCGTTTCCTGCTGTAGAAGCTTTACCACTGAAATTACCACTATTGTCTATAGTAGTTTTAATAGTGCCTTGATTTGCAAAAGCGATAATACAATTAGCATCATCTCTTGTATTTAAAACTAATCTACCTTTATCACTAGCATCAACTTGATAATATATATCAGCCCCATCTGTACTACCATTCCATGTAAGCATAGCACTTTTAGCAGGATAAGTTGTGCTTGTAACATCTGTAAATTTAATGTCACCTGTCATTGTTCCGCCTGCTGTTGGTAAAGCTCCAATTTCAGATAATGAATAAGATACATTTCCAGATCCATCATAAGTTTTACCAGAGTTTCCTATAGTTAAAGTTCTTGCGCTTGACCATTTAGTAGCTGTACTAGCGTTACCATTTAATGGTCCATTGAATTTAGTAGCTGTTACTTGAGCTGGGAATGTTACGTTTTGACTAGCATCATATGTATATATAAGTCCTTTAGCTGCCATATTAGAAGGAGTTACCCAACCTACTCCACCGAATCCCATAACCCTACTAACATTAAGACCAGTATATTCAACAGTGTTAGCATGTGATGTAACACCGAATGTGAATCTTAATTGTCCATATTGACTTGAGTTAGTACCAACAGTTATTCCAGAAGTATTTATAACATTATAGCCACTCCAACCGCTTATTCCAACTTTATTAGCAAAATTAACCCACGTATCAGTTCCAGCAGTTACGTTAGCTTGAGTTCTTGCATCTATAGAACAATAAGAACCAGTAGAACCATTAGTAGAGCAATATATAACGAATTTGTTAAGAACTGTATATACTTTAGCAGTTGAAGCAGTTATAGTAACTCTAAACATGTATTTAGATTTATCAGTTTTTGTAGTACCATCAGCACCGATTACATGGACTGCACCATTTCCATTAAAGAAGTTTATTTTATTAGCATCAGATGTATTATATGCTGTCCAAGTAGATCCTCCATCTCTTGAGTATTCGAAAGCAACTCCTGCAGCTGGCATAAATGCTAATCTATTAGCTCCTAGATGTGGAACCATTGCGGCATCTATTGGACCAAAACCGTCTGTGAAGTCTCTACCACCCCATACTAAATATGCTTCTTTAACTCTTGTAACTGGTATAGTTATATTTGCAGATCCATCAAATGAAGTTGCAGTACTTGTAGCTCCTGCACCTAAAGCTATTGTTCTAGCTGTTTGAAGTGTTGTAGCTGTACCTGCGTTTCCAGAAACAGAAGTTTGTGCAGGGTGAACATGATCTCCACGAGCCGCTCCTGAATCTGAACCTATAGCTGCTGTACCTGCTACTTTTGGAGTTGTTGTTGAGAAAGAAATATGGCTACCATGTGATACTTTTGCATATCTAGTATCTAATGATTCACCATTCCATTGTAATCCACCTACAGCATTAAATGTGTCATCAGTTTTAAGAAGGTTAGCGCCGCCTCTATATATGTTAGTATCTTTACCTGATCCAAATGTTATACCTCCATTAGTAGCTGTAGCACCTTCAATTACTATATGGTTAGTAACATTTCTATCGCATATAACTGCGTCATCCCCTACTTTAATACCTTGAGCATTATTAGGAGTAGTTATAGCTCCTGTCATAGTTCCACCACTTAATGGTAAAGCTCCTATTTCAGCTAAAGTCCAAGTGACATTTGCAGAACCGTCTACAGATTTTCCTGCATTACCTATTGTTAAAGTACGAGCTGTTGTCCATTTTTCTGCACTACCTGCAGCACCACTGATAGTTGTTTGAAGTGGATGGACGTGATCTTCACGTGCTACTTTTGAAGATGTACCAACAGCAGCAGTACCATTAGCTGAAGGTGTTGCAGTTGCATAAGTAACGTGAGTACCGTGTGAACTATTAGCTTTACCAGCAAGAGCTGTAGTTAATTCACTATCTAAAGTATAATCTTCAATAGCATAACACCATGATGTAGCTTTATGTCCTAACTCTACTTTGACATTTTTTAAATATGCAGTACCTATTGCTGAAGTATTTATTGATGCAGTTACTGCAGTACTTAAATCTGCAGGCGCCGTAAATGTAATTGAATATCTCTTATATTCAGTTGTAGCAGCACCTATTTTTTGTGATACTGGACTTACTGGTCCACTAGAAGATCTAAAGTAAACATAAATATTTCCACCTGCAGTTGTACCTTTAAGATCAAATGAGAAAGTTACGACTTTACCAGCTAAATCTGTAGCAGCATCACTTGATAAATTTCTAGTTTGATATGTTGAAGTTGTAGTAGTTTCTTTTTTGGAATCTAAAACATAGTTTCTACCACCAATAACTAAATTATCGAAATCTGTTTTTGATACTGCACCTATTTCTGTAAGAGTCCAAGATACATTGTCTGAACCATTTACCGATTTGCCTGAATTGCCTATAGTGATAGTTCTAGCAGTTCCCCAATTGGCAGTTGTAATGTTTCCAGAACCATCAAAGCTAGTACCGTTTATAGTTCTGGCTGTATGTAGCTTAACAGCTGTATTTGCTGCGCCACCAGCTGTACTGGAACCTGCATATTTATGTGTATGCCCTACTTGTGAATATGCCGTTAAATCCAAGTTTTCTTGCAAACTCTTATTAAGCATATCAAGTTCTTTTGCCATTACTAATCATCTCCTTTTATAATTTATATTTTACTAACATTAGCTATATTGGTATTGATTTTATTCATTACATTCGTTACTTGTAAATCTGATAAGATAACATTGTCAATGTCTGCTAACATATTATTTATTTTAGTGTTGATTTCATTTTCAATATTAGCTATTTTATTATTGATTTCAATCATCTTTGTATTGAAAGTGTTATCCATTTGAGCCATTTTGTCAGCTATTTCTTTATCCATATCGTCCATCATTTTGTTTATACGATCGTTCATAGCTGTTGTACTATCGTTTATTGTTTTATTCATCTGAGCAATTTGAGCATTAATAGCATCTTTAGCTGCGTTCAAATCACTTTCTGTTTCTTCTATCATGGCATCTATATCAGCTCTTAAAGTACTTAGAGTTTTTTCTATTTCATCTCGGAATTCTGCTATAGCATCTTCCATTTTAGAGTTGATTTCATTAATAGAACCTACTACTGTCTTCTTGCTAGTTTCTAAAGTGTCATCTTGTTTAAGTTGATATTTTGATAAGTCTTGTTTTATTTGAGTTATTTCTTTGTTACCATCATCTTTTGTTTGATATTTTTCTAATAAGGTCTTACCATTATCATCTACTACATACTTCTCATGTGTAACAGGGAAAAAGTTTTGTTTATTTTTTTGTAATAATAAAGAAGGTGTTTTGCTATAATCTACATCTTCAACTTCTTTAGCAGATACTTCTGCTTCTATAGGGCCCCAATCATATACTGGATTTCCATTTTTGTCTAAAATAACTTGACCACTATCATCAACAGATTTCTTCCATTGATAAAGTTTATCTTCATCTACGACATGAACCAATAGACCTTTATACACTCTGTCTTCAGGCAATGCACGTAACTGTCCTATATTATTAACAACAGTTCTAGAGTCTAATGGTTTTTTAGTTGTTAAGTCAAAACCAGTTGTTATTGTAATCCCAGTGCCTAGACCGAAATAGTTATCGCTCAATTAAATCACCTCCTTAAAATTTGAATGTAACTTCAAATCCATCTACTGTATTTGGAGAACTATAGTATACACGATAAGGCATTGTATATTTATTTATCTGATAATCATTGCCTACTTTTTCTCTAGTTTCAAAATGTAGGTTTACTATTCTTGTTTCAAATGAATTAGTTATAATATAACCATTTTGGTCTACTATATCTGATACTAATCCATAAACTTCTGGGATAGCTAAAACTATTCTTTCATTATTAGTAGTATAAGTGAATAAACATTCATCTCCATAGTATTTTAATACTTTGTATAAATAACGTATGTTTGTCTCACTCATAGTTGTTTCTGATCCAAAAGCACCATAGAATACTGGATAAACAAAATCTATAGTACCTACTTCACAAGAAACTTTATTTCCATCAGTATCTTCTACATCTACTACAAAGTAGTCTGGATCTATAGAATGAGTTATTTCCATTATGTCACTATCTAAGAATTTATGTTCTGTAACATTTCCTGCATATGCTTTTAATATCTTATAAACGTTTCCTGTCTTTTGTTTAAATACAACTCTATTGATAGGTAGAGAACCTTTTTCTATGAAAGCTCGAATTCCTTGTACTTCAACTGTATCTCCAATTTCATATAATTGATTAGGGAATGATAATATTAATTCAGCGGAAACAGAAGGATATATAAATGGACAAACCATTTTTAGTAGTATTTCACGTACTGTTTTACCTTCTAATTCCGTACCTTTTTCAAGACCTCCAATTGTAATTGATGTAGGCCCATCACCTTTTTTGAATTGAGCACCATCTTTAATAATACTAGTGGCTTCATTTAACTGTTTAGTAACTTCACCTTTGATGCCACCAACTTCTTCTTTCATATCTTGCACTGCTTCTTTAGTGTATGCATTCATCTGACTAACAGCTGCACTAATTGTGGAATCGAACTCGTCTTCATATACGTCTACAACATTTTTGATATAACCTACCAAACTTCTTTGTGTTGAAGGTTCCATTTGTAAAACTGGATCCAATAAGCTTTTATAAGTATCATCAAAGTCATATGTAGAAAGTACTTTATCACCATCCTTATCAACTTTAGTTGCAAGAGCCTCGCCTATAGAGTCAAGTCTCATGTTGCTACTATTATTAGGTTGACCAGGATCGACTATTGAATCTGCTATTACATTTTTAATATAGCCAGCTAAACCTTCAGGATTATTAGATATGCTATCAAGAATTTGATTATATTCTTCTGTGAATACTCTTTCTGATAACACCATACCTTTATCTAAATCTTCTCTAAGTCTTTCTAGTCCAGCCAATTCTCCTTGTATTGCTGCAATAACATCTTCAAGACTATCCCCTTCGAATAGTTTACAAGCCTCTACTAGCTTTGTTAGTTTTTCTATTTCGTCCATAAGGACAACTTCTATAGCAGAAACAAAGCGTGCATTGTTGTCTATACTTTCTTCTAATTCACTATCTCTTGCAGATAATTCATCCATACGTTTGTTCAATGCTCTCATAATAACTTCATAGTCTTGTAACTGAGTCATATTAAGAGGGATGAAAGGCTTATTCTTTAAATCAAGATAATCGCCTGTGAATAGAACATCGCCTTCTGTATTGTCTTCTCCATCGTCTTTATTAAATAGTAATAATTTAAATGCTTCATATTCTTGTAAGTTAAGAACATGACCATTTCTAACTCTGGATAAGATTTCAATCAGCTCGTCATGAGTGTATGGCAACTCAAACTTAGGTTCACAACAATCACAACATTGATCAATAATAGTAGCCAAAAGTTCTAGTTCTTTATCTGTTGACATATAGCACCGTCCTTTCATTAATATAATCATTATGTTATTACCAATCGACAGACATAAAAAGAACGCCTCTTGGGCGTCCTCTTATAATTGATATACTAATGCATTAAATCTACGTGCATCATCTTCTTGACATTCAATTGCCTTACTATATTCAGGTGCAAAGTAACAGAATGTTCTGCCTTTATAAGAAGATATCTTATTCTTAGCCCAGTCTAATTCTAGTACTGGTTGTTTAGGACTATCTTCTGCACCTGCTCTTGTATATATCTTAGCAGCGTCTTTATTTCTTGATACATCATTATATACAAGGAATATAACATTAGCTTCATATTCAAGTCTATTACTATCTCTAAGGTCATCAGTTCCAGGTCTACGATTACCATTAAGTTTTCTTAAATGCATAGTAGACATTACTATTATATCTAAGTCAACTGATAATTCTTTTAAGAATTTAGATGCAGTATCTACTTTTTCATTTTCAGTTAAATGTAAATCTGTAAAGTTTATATCTTTAAGTCCGTCAACTGCAACTACTATATTAGCCTCTTCATCCATAGCTTTTATATAGTTATATATTTGATAAATACTATTTTTTAAATCTTTATCTGATTTGATTTCTTGAGAATCTAGAACCATCATTTTATTAGATTGCTCTTTAAGTTTTTGTATTCCTTCAGCACGTCTATCTAATAGTTGTGCTATATTAATAGCATCAGGATGTTGTTCTTCAACCATTTTTTTATAACGACCAGGTTTACTTATTAAACCTATAGGTAATGATTCTCTCATTGCTACTATTCTAGGAAGAACTTTATTCTTATCATCATCAAGTGAATAATAGACACCAAATAATTTATTTTCAGAATGCATTACTAAATCTTCTAATATATTAACCATTATAGCTGTTTTACCATGGTTAGCTAATCCTGCAAAGATATATAAGCCACTTTCCCAACCTTCTAATCCTGTACTTAAAGAAGGAAAGTTTGGAGTTTTATATCCTTCTTTTTTATTCCAAGCTCTATCTTCAAATTCATCTAAGCTATTAGCAAGATGATCAAAGTAGTTAACAGCACATATCTTATTATCAGTATCACTTAGTAACTCTATATCTGTATCTTTTTCTCCATTTATTAAATCCATTATTTTAGTATCCATATTCAAACACTCTCCCTAAATTAATTATTTGTGTATAGGACAACCTTTAACACATACATCTAAATCTCTAAATATAGTACAACCGTAAAATCTATTTTGTTTAGCATTGTTATATGCACTCATTACAGTTGTTCGGATCTCTGCCTGGTCTAGAGGATCCTCATTCTTAGTAGCGTTCCAGTAAGTTATTATCTCTAAGACTTCATCAAAGTCTTTACCTACTTGGAATAGACTATTTGCTAATGCTACTGTAGTGTTGTTTCTTTGTCCTTTGCTACACCCATTTTTTAGTATATACTGAACACATGGTAAAAGCTCCCTCTTTTGAATAAACTCCTTAGCAAGTTTAGTGTTTATCTTAGCTCTTTCTTCTGAATCTATTTTCTCTATTAGTTCATTAAATGCTTCTCTAGCTTTAGGATTAAATTTATATACACATGGTTTAGTCATCTTAGGACTAGAAGCATATGATTTTAATTCATCATATGAGTCCATGCTTTTTATTTTCTCATAACTAATAGCAACTTTATATAATCCTGTTTTATGATTAATAGTATTCGGTATTCTGAATAGTCTTTTATTATCATAGATTTTAGTATCTACTGTTTTATTAACTGTATATGTTTTAAGCTCTACTGCTATCTTTTTATATTGTTTGTGTAAGTCTCTTGAAGGCTCAAAACCAAATATATTATGATGTACTAATATATGAAAACCTTTAGAGCCTGAGAAGTATAATTCTATGTCTTTATCAGAAAGATAGAATGCAGTTCTTAATCTTCTTAATACTAATGCTAAGTCTTGTTTTATCTTTAAAAAGTTATGTTCTATATCATCTATATCTAAGTCTAGATATAATGGAGCTACAAAGTTAGCAGTGTTTTGGTCTTTACTATCATATCTATAAATAGTACTATATACATCGCCGTCGTATTCATTTATATGTTTTCTTAAATTAGTTATATCAATAAATTTGTTTCTAGTAAAATATCCATTCTTTACTCCACCTATTTCGATTATATTACAAGCCATTATAATAACACGTCCTCTCTGTTTACTAATTCAAGTTTTGTACTTAATACAAATTGTTCTAAATATTCATAAGTTTGTTGGAACCAATTCTTTAATTCCAATGGGTTATTTAACTTATATTGATTAGATGCCACATAATCTATTACAAACAATAAGAAGTCAACTGAACTTATTATAGGTGACTTAAAGCTATTTAATAAATGATTCATTGCACCTACATCTCTTTTATTATCTCTAAATAGAGGAGGTACTATTAATTTAGTATAATAATAATCTAATAGGTTATCTATAGTATAGCGACATTTCATTTCTAAATAATAAGGACGTTTTATTACTGTACATGTAGCAGGATCAAAACCACCTGGCTTAGAATGGATTTGTAATTCATGATGTCTATATATTGGATCTTCTTCATTCAATATACTATCTTTATGTTCATAGTTTTCTATATTTAATTTAGTATCTATTAATATCTTATTAGCTTCTTTATTAGAATAACCATTGTCTAAAAGTCTTTGGTGTTTTATTTCTAATAACAATAAGTCTCTTTCTTCAGGTTCTATTCCATAACATAATTCATATAATTTTCTCATATAATAATCATCTCCCTTTCATTAATTAGTATATATTTCCACAAAAAGAAAAGAACCAAATTAATGGTTCTTAGTTATTTCTTCGCATAATTTATTTAATTTAATTCCATAATCTGAATTAGTTGCCCACTTCATAGATAAGTCATTTACAGTTTTAGCTGTGCCTTTAAGACTTTCAAAATGACGAGGGTCAACTATTGTTTTACCTTTAAGTTTAGGAGCATTAGCATATAAAGCTAAATGTTGTACATGAGCTTCTATGCCTTGTGCCCAAGATTCAAATTTATGAAACGCTTTACCATCTTTAGTTTTAAGTCCACAAGTATTGTGGTGTGAAGGAGATACTTTACCACCGAATCTACAATAGCCAGTTTCTAATGCTATCTGTGCTATTGTTAATACAGGGTCTATACCATATTGTAAACTTAATCTATAAGCTATTGGTATTGCTTGTCTAAATAGAACTGGTTTACCTTTTGCCCATAAATTGATTTGGTCTAGAGTAGCTGAAGGCTTATTTATTATTAGAAAGTTCTTAGACATATCTAACGAACTCCATATAATTAGCCGATACCCAATAACCTGATTTGGCTTTTAGCCATTTGGTTGAGCCAACCATTTTTTGTTCTACTATTGTTATAGCCGTACCTTTGTTAATTTGTCTTTCTACTGTATAATTTACTCCAGGGCCTTTTCTACAATTTAAACCATTAGTTGTACATCTAGCTATATATGGTTTGAATTCAGCTGTGGACACAGGTGTAGGAGTAGGAATTGATTTTGCAACATGACCTGCACATTGAGCAGTAAACCATTTCCAATCATATCCGAACTTACCAGAACGTAACCAAGTTGGGCAATCTTTTCTAGTCCAGTTATAATGTTGTTTAACTTGACTTATTCCAAATCCATGTGCTTTCATAAGTATCTTAACAAGCTCTATGGCATTTAAGTAAGCTTGCTTTTGTCTTTCTGCATTGTTAAACATGCATATCTCAATACCTATTGAAGTAGCATTACCTGTAGCATTACCTGCATGATATGCTTTATAGTTAGTTGGTACTGCTTGATATATTTCTTTATCGTCAACAGTGAAATGCCATGAAGCTATTCTAGAACCATTTTTATTACAATTCTTCATGTAGTTATGATTGTTCTTTGCTGGCGCCCCTATGTTCCCTGTGTTATGTATAGTGATACTAGTAGGAGTTATTTTTGTATTAGGTATCACTTTACCTTTTGGTAAAATGTCAACTATAACTTTTGCTGATCCTATTGTCGTTTGTGTTAATTTATAATTGTTCAAGATACCATCTCCTTTTAAATATTTTATTTGTTAGATATATAGTTTTTAACTTGATTATTATTAGAAACCATTTCTTTCATTATTACTAATGCTGAATCAACTAAGATGCTAAACTGATTGAAAGATATAAACATTGATGCAAATCTAAATTTATCTATAAATAAATCGTAAACAAAACGAAGTTTAACTTGTCCTGTTCCGTCTCCTAATTCTTTCTCAGCTTTGATAACTGCTAATAACAGCCATTCTGTTATTACTTTTAATTGTCTCTCTTTACCAAGCTTTAAAAACCATACAATAAATAAACATATAGCTGCAATAATTATTAGTGCAATTATAATATCATTTACCATTATCCTATTCCACCATCCTTATTATTCATAAAGATTTCTCTAAGCTGACTCATAGCATCTTCAAAACCTTGGTTATATAAATCAGACTCTTGTACAGGTTCTTGTTCTTCTACTATAATATTGCCTTCACTTTTCATTTGATTTATAGCATCATCATATCCTTGTTGATATATCTCAGAATAGATTTCAGCCTCGTTTTCTGGAGTAGTTGGATCATCTACAAAGTTATTATTTATTTTAGTTTTCTTGATAGATGCTAACATCCATAGCTCTCCAGTACAGAATGCGAAGAAACAAGTTATTAATGAGGCAGATAATTCTATACCAGATTTTATCTGAACCCACATAGCTAAACCTGTAAATGTAAATATAGATATAATAACAAATGGTACTATCCATTTAGTTAAATGTATTGGTTTGTTACTCTTGCGCCTAAACATTATAACGCTCCTTTCTAATGTTTTATCTTATAAAGCCTATTACTAGACTTAGTACAGCTGAGAATATAGCCATACCTACAGATATGAATACAGATGTTTGTTGCTTTTTCGCATCATTCATATTATCTCTCGTAAACTTTTCCATAGTATTTGCTCTGTTTTCAAGAGATTTGATGATACGATCGTGTTCTCTGTTTTGAGCTTCTAGATGATCAACTCTGTTACCCAATGATTTAGTATCTAGCTTAATTTCTTCAATAGCTGATAATTTAGCTTTTATAACAGCTATGTCTTGCATTAACACTAGAAGCATGTCAGAGATTTTGTTTTCATCCATAGAGTTCGTCTCCTTTCTTTTTCTCCTTCAATATAATATTACTAATTAATAAAGCTCGTTAATATTACTTAACGAGCCTCTCTAACTTTATTTACTAATATTTTTTTACCATCTTTTTTGCCAGATACAGTTATAGTTTTATAATCTGCTTTATCGAAGTAGTTTACTGTTCTACTATAAGTAGCTGCGAATACTACAAGCTCTAAAGGATATCCTTCATCTGCTACTACATTTGCGAATGCCATTAACTTACCATTTCTATCATACTTTTCAGTTAGTTTAATAACTTCACAATCAAAAGTTACAGACTCTCCATTTGCAACTTCATCAAACCAGTATTTAGCAGTTAAAGCTATTTCTAAACTGTCTATTTCAAAATCTATTATAGATTGTTTACAATAGTCTTCAGGGTTATAATATTCAGCGTCTTTTACTTTTCTTAACTCATAGAACTGATTCATTACTTCATATCTGTTTTCATTCCAACAATCAAAGCATCCAGCTTTTATTAATGCTGTCATTACTTTTTTATTGATTGTTTTCTTCTCTGTTCTTTCTAATAAGTCAGCCATATCTTTATATGGTTGTTTAGCTACTAATTCAGTATATGCTGCTTCACCTACTCCTTTTATAGAGTTAAGCCCGAATAATATAGTATTGTTTTCTGGGTTAGGTGTGAAGAATATACCAGACTTATTTATATCAGGGTGTACTGTAGTTATACCAAATTGTTCTTCTATTACATTCATATAGTTTATACATCTTTCTTTATTGTCTTGTATAGATAATACAGATGCATAGAACTCTACAGGATAATAATGTTTAAGCCAAGCTGTTATCATACTATTTAAGCTGTATGAAGTAGCATGTGATTTATTGAATAAGTAAGAACAATAAGAGTCTAATGAATCAAAGTATTCTTTTAAATCTTCTTCTTTATAACCATTAGCTATACCACCTTTAATAGCAGGACCATATTCGTCTTCAGGTTTACCATATATGAACCAACTCTTGCATAGTTCTAATAGTTCACGTTTCTTTTTAGCCATAGCTTTTCTTAGATAAGAGTCTGCTTGGTTATCAGAAAAACCAGCTATGTCTTTTGCTAGAAGCATTGGTTGTTCTTGATATAGTGTTGTGTTATATGTGCTTTCCATGTATGGAAAACTACCAAGTATAAATTCTGTATTAGTATCTATACCATGTTTTCTATTGCTATATACTTTATCTAATCCTGCTCCTAATGGGCCTGGTCTAGCAACTGATGTTAATGCTATACAGTCTGCAAATGAAGAAGGTTGCATATCTTTTATTATAGATTTAAATAGGTTAGATTCAAATTGAAATACAGATTCTGTTTGTTCTCTAGATATCATTTCTAATACAACAGGGTCATCTCTAAGTTCTTTATTATTGTATAGGTCATCTAGTGTTATTTTAACTCCTGTTGTTTTCTCTATGAATTGAGTACATAAGTTTATCATAGAAGTAGTAGCTAATCCAAGTAAGTCTATTTTCACTATTGTTATATTAGATAGCTTCGGATTAGTAATATTATTATGAATATATTTTAAGGAGGAATACTTAATGACTACTCATAATAAAATATCCGAAGAAGATTTTATAAATGAT